AAATCAAATCTAATTCTAGGAAGACCACCAATTGATTTACATTTAATAACAGTGTTCTCAATCAATACGTTTTCCATCCCAGGAACTGAGTTCGATGAATCTAGTTTAAATATAGTAAACTGATTAGCACTTGGAGCCCCAGAGATATCACAAAACTCAATGCCACTTAAGATGTCTGGGTTTCTCCAGTCTGCGTTAAATCTATTTCCCTCTACCCATGTTCCAGAGAGGGGGATAACTGCCGCTGCTGCACCTGTTGAGCTAAACGATCCAGTTCCATTCTCATTCCAGACATTTACAGCGTTGATTGCGCTGGCGCTGGTGGTTGGTGAAATCATATTACCTACAGCAGATCCCGCTAAAGAGAAATCACAATTAAACAAACCATTACCAAACACCTGAGCAATAATGTTACCGCCTGTTTTATCTATCTCATTTAAGCCAAGTGGGTGTTTAGCGAAATACTTACAATAATCTCTGTGGGTTTCCTGGAGACCTCGACCAAACTTGAAGTTTTCATAGTCAGCAAAAGAATTAAGAACATAACCACTAGCAACAGCCTCATTAGCTAAACTTTGTGCATTGTTTTTCCAGTAGGAATCAGCATCAAATCCACTTGTTGAGGACAAAATCTGATAACCATTATCTAAAGCTTTAGCCTCATATAGTTGATGCATCGTATTGTAGATTTCAGGGACTTGCCCTCTATCCACATATCTCGCTGTTGATGAAGTTTCTTCACTCTCAGGTTTTTTGTTATTTGATCCTAAAGAACTAAGTCCTCGATACGGGAAGGTTGTGCTAGTGTCAATTCCAGAAAAGGATCTACTGGAATCTAACTTCTCGCATTCATCCCAAACACCTGAAGGCTCCACTGGATCGACAACAGGGTGAAACTTTCCAGCAGAGGCAACGTAGCCTAGTGTAAGCTCACCAAGTGACGAAGCTTGGGAGAGTTCAACCGTCGAGGGATCGTAGCTCACAGGGCCATTGAAGCCCGTCCTGTCGTAGTACCCTTCGTGTGGAAGCAAGTACTTCAAGTTGCGTCTTCTCAACGCTCGTCTAGGCACGTTATTTATAGGAGCAACTGTGGTCGAATCCAATAGATCGTCCGTGATCTTATCAACGTCTGCCCTCTTGAATGTATTTAATCCTCCACGGCCAGTTGTGGTCCCTGGGGCCACTGCGCCCATATTAACACCACTCCATTCATAGTTTCCTAGAACTGATGCAGATGTATAGAATCCTCTATTATCGTCGCTGTCTAATCCTAGATACATAAATCTAGCACTAGAAAGACTGAAAGCGTCCTCGGCACTAGCCGTGAGATTTACTCTAGTTATTGCGTGTCCTGGTGCAAACTCCCTAGCAACTCTGGATGCTTCAAACAGTGCGTATTTTCCATCACCTTCTAATGTAGTTTTTGCAAAATCAAAGTCTGTATCTTTAAAGTTAATAAATAGGTGAGAAGATTTTCCATTCCACAGCGATAGCAGATCTTTCTCATAATCTGATATACTAAGCATTACTTCATTAAAATTAGGCGGCACTTGAACCGAACTGAAAAGCATTAAAAATTCATTCAAAGCTCCCAGGTCTGTATCAGCGGTAACAGCACTACTTACAATGTAATCACCTACTTGATCTGCAAAATCATTGCGAACTCTAAAACATTTTAGTCTCTCTACGAGAAGGCTTACCATGTCGGACGTAACAGTAGAGTCTCTGTAATACTTAACATCCTCAAAAGGAGGCATGGGGTAATTTACTTTTTCTCTATAGTTAAACAAGAAGTTCAAATCACCTTTAGGCTTCAAGTACACAGGTCGGCTGCCATCAGCGGGATGTTCTCGACCAGCCATGTACACACCGTTGCCTAAAGCTCCGTGCCCTGTAGCGGCTCTAAAGGCATTAGTTTCTCCAAATTGTTTAGCGTTTTGTCTTCTTGCTTGGAACCCTGGGCTATCAACCTTGTGGATGTGGAAGGGCTTCATTTGAGGATCTCCCACGATAGTATACAACTCTTGTTCATTTCCGTCATTGTCAACAACTACAAATCTGGGTACAGGAAACTTCGCCCCATGGAATAAAAAGTTATCAGGAAATGCTTTATAGAGATCAAGAAGAATGCTATCTACAACAATTTTTAAATTTTCTTCTAGGCTTTGTGTGCTATAAGATAATACTCCAGCCTGTAGGGCTCTCCCCTCAGTCCAAGTTTTTAGATCTTTAAACTCAGGAGACTCCGATCCTAGGGCATACCAAATTAAGAAGGGAATATATGATTCCCAAAGCTCTTCTACTTTTCCTGATACATCGAAAACAGAATCAGTAATCAAAGCATTAATAGCAGCTTGCATAGAGGCGACCGTGCCTGAAGACTTGTACAGGTCTACTGCTATCCTAAGCTGATGCCTCCATTTGGAAGCAGAGTTACCCCTAAGCTTAAATCCAATTAAATCAGCAACATACTGTAAATGATCATCTTGAACATTTTCAATATCGTAAATCAATCCAATGTTCTCTACCTGATTGCTTATGTCTGCTAAGTTAAAACCTAGTATATTATTAAACTTTCTATGGGGGCCTTTTGCTGATTCATTAATTAATTGTAAATTTGAATCTATGTAATTATCAAATGCAGCCTTAACCGTATAATCTTGTTGATCAATATAGAGGGGAGAATATACAACATCCACAAGAGTTTGTAACGACTCAAGCTTTTGGGTTCCGCTCGTATAGGTAGGAAGGACTCCTGCGCTAGAGTCTGTAATCCCGTCTGCTGTTCCTGAAACGAAATTCGTGGGAATATAATTTCCGAATGAACACGTTTCATTATTCCTCCATAAGTACTCTACTAAGCCCTTGATGCCGTCTACGGTTTCTAAGGTATTTCCTAAATATAAAGAGTTTAACGAACTAAGAACATAGCTTGACGGAGAAAAGTCTAAGCCTCCTATCGCAGAGGTATTCAAGAAGTAAAACCAACCTAGGGCATCCACCAAGTAATTATGGACTCCGCTGGGTGCGGCGTTATTTGTCAAGGAGGAGAGGGTTGCTATATTAGCGTTAAGCTGATTGGCGACTCCCGCAGCAGGGATAATCATCGGAAGTAAAGTTCCAGACAGGTACGAATTAAACTCCGCGCTAGTGTCAAAGTTGGCTAAAGTAGAATCTAATGGAAGAAGAATTTTACTTTCAAAATCAAACGGAGTAATCTGTGTTAGGTTGTTTTGCTTAACAAAATACTGCGCGATCCCAGTTATGCTATTTAAAGAGCTAGTCTGGGTATCTTGAATTCCTGATAGCGGAATTACAGTGTTAATGTCCTTAGCAACATTTATGTGAGAGTTAATTACTTGTGATAGCGGATTAACCTCAGTTCCACTAAGTTTTAAATCTTCAGTCTCATAAACCTCAGGAGTAATAAGCTCTATTAGTTCTACAAAATTAGTCTTGTAGAACTTTCTAGGATTTGGTGTGTACTTACTATCAACCATTAATTGAGTAGCTCTACATTAATAGTTAAATTATTCAATTGAATAATCTCATTAAAATCTAGCGGTATATCCTGCTCCACATTATCTATCGTAGAGAAGCGAACCTCTTCAACTTCAAAAATTTGCCTGTTGATCTCTGCAACACTGAAGTCTTCTCCAAAGCTTCTGTTATCAACATTCATATAGGTTAATATTTTGTCTCGAACCTTTGCTCTAATCTGATCTTGGTTGTCTTCGTCTGATTGATCAATCCTAATTGTAGTAACTAAATCTAAAGTTCTAATTAATCCATCGACTATGACAACATCATCGGTAGCCATTTTCTTTTTATTCATGGCTGTTAAGAGTTGTGTTTTGAAATTAGAAGTTGCTCTCTGTAGTTGAAAATCGGAAGCTCTTTCTAGAACATAAATATCAATAACATTGGCAGAAGAGTAAGCCTGTCGGACAGCGGCATTAGCTTTTCCTACAGTTCCGAAGGTACTAATAAATGTATTAGCAAACACGGAGTAATCTTCAAGCGTTACCAATCTATCTTGCCTTCTAAACTCTAAAGGTGCGTATTTTTTAGCGTGATCCAGCGTTTCTGCGTTGGATCCTCCCGTACCTTTAGATGTATTTGTAAGGGTTACAGACTCAGTAGAACCATTGACCGTAGGAGAAATGCTTGTGCTAATTGAATCTTTTGCGATATTTCCCCTGGTCCCGCCTCCTACCCTATAAAACACAGTGTAGCTTGCAGTGCTTTCAGGTGAAATTCCTACACTTCCATCACCAAAAACCACGGTTCCTTTGTAGTCATCATCATAAACCATTTCAAAGATTTTATCAGAGGACCCTGAAGCAAAGTAAACATTTGGAACCTCAGTATAGGCACCCTGCATGGCCGCTGTATCAGCGGTAACGTACACCTGAACGCTACCATCTACGACAGGACCTTGTGTTAGCTTTATGGTTTTAATTGCTTCCGTTGCTGCAAAGCTGCCTGTGTCTTGTACTAAAGCCCCTTCTTGTAAAACGAGGTTCTCAAATACTTTTCGGTCAGCACCTAAAGCCTCAGCGGCGGTGCAAACAATATTTCCCGTAGAGTTAATCGTGTCAACCAATCCGTTTACAACTTTGTATAGGGTATAGGTAAGAGCGCCCCCATCCTCTGGCGAGGTTGTTTCTATTGTTCGCTGCGCTGGAGTAATAGTCATGTTGCTGACAACTGTGCTTTCAGTGGTAATCTTTGCGTCAGCAGCAGCGGAGAGAGGGCCTCTCATACGAATTCCAATTAATTGCATTAATTTTTTAACACTTGATCTTTGGTTAGCAGTAGCTAAAAAGTTCTCATTAGCAAGCATATCAGCTTTCATAGACATCACAGATCCCATGTATGCAACAAGCTCAAGGAACATCATTCCTAGATCTGACTCAACGAAGTACTTGTAGTCTGTAGGGTATACTGCCTTAGCGTAATCAATTAGAGAGTTTCTTAAAGTAAGAAAGTCCGTTGCTGCAAAGTCTACAAATGACGGTCTTTTATTAACGGGTATATTCGCTAACTTCATATAGTCAGATGCTATTGTTCCTGAAAAATTCATGATATATCTACCTCAACGTCAAATTGTTCTAAATCAGCCGAATCTAGCTGTAACGATAAAACCACCTTTAATGAGTTTCCTCCTGCTGGTCCTGCCTCTCCTAAAGGGTATACGAGAAGTTTCTCAATCCTAGCCCCTACAATATAATTTCTAAACGAGTACTGGATCTCTCTCTTAATACTTTCGAAAGTGGTTTCATCTAAAGGTTGAAATAAATACCTTCTAAGATTACACCCAAAGTTTGGAAGCATAATACGCTCGCCTCTCTCTGTCCTTAAAAGCTGGGTTACAGCATCTCTAATCAAAGATACACCTGTCTTCTTTGAAAATAATCCCCCATCGCTCGCCTCTCCAAGCGGAAAACCCAAACCATAAACCTCTTGTCGTTGAGAGGTAGGAACTTGAGTAATATACCTAGGAGGAATCTTACCATATATACTTACTGTTTGATTAGCAGCCATTAGATTTGAATATTTTTGAAGAAGCCCTCTTGAGCTTTATAATTTTGTAAAACTTCACCATTATCTAGGGGTCTAGAATAAAACTTTAAGCTTCCCACGTTGCCACGAAGACCACTCGTAATTCCTGATCTATTGCCACCTAGGAAATTACCATACTGATACATTCCATCTGTATATCCTCCCCCCACAATCCAAGGGGTGTAGAATGGATTAAGAAGAGGACCTTGTTTTAATACTTCAGGGCCATCTACGGTTGTAGATGAATACTGGAAGCTGTTGTTTTTCTTAAAGTTTGGCAGACTTATAGGTGCTCCTGCTTCCGTTCCAAAAACGGCAGCTACAGAAGATGTAGCTACAAGACTTCCATCGGCAAACATCTTAATTTCATCTTTAACAGGGTCACAAGTTATATCCACTAAAACAAATTGAGAAGAGACATTTCCAAAATTAGTGGATGATAAATCTACTTTCATTTTATGGAAGGTCGTAACGTCCTGGCAATCGTCGTTATTAATCCAAGAAGCAGAGGATGAGTCCCTAGATTGGGTAGGAGCAATAAAGAAGCTTAAAGATGATACAGGGTCATTTTCAAAATTATGGTTGCTGTATCCTGTATTTTCCTGTGTAATTCTACGATCTCTCGTAAACCCACAAACTAAACCTCTTACATAGTCTTCACCTCTATTATTTTTTAAATAATCCAGGTCCCTTAATTGTCCTGTGTGATCATTGGCAACGACTCCTGAAACATTGCCCACATTTTCGTTTGCTAAAAGAACCTTGGTAAGTGATGAGGCTGTTGCGCTCAACCAACCGATACCTGCGTTTCCAATATCAGGAACATGAGCCCAGCATTCTAAAGTAAAACCAGTTGACGAATAAGTTAGATTTTGGAACTCTGGGGAATCGGGCAGCTTTACAAACGAACCTAATGCAGAGGCTGCGGCAGCATCGGAGGCTTTGTTCTTAACAATCCCCTCTAAGTATGGAATGCCTAACCCAGAAGCAAAAACACTTCTCGTAGATGCAGCAACCATTTGAGAATTATTATACATGTCTTCTGAGGCACAATTTGTTGTTGGGAAAGATAAAGAAGACGGTAGTTCCACTTTAGTTTCTAAAAAGTTATAGATAGCAAACAGATCATTAGAAACAATCTGATCATTTAATGATAACACTGTTCCTGCCTGTGCAGAAGATGGAGAGTATAAAATACTTCCTTTTCCGACTGTTGGAACTCTCAACTGATCAAAGGTCATTGAAGGAGGTTTACTAGTTGTTTTTGCAAATTTAGCATTAATTGGAAGAACAATCCCGTCTACATCAGCTTGATTGAATATTAATGAGTTCTGCTTCTCAAAGTCTACCTCTAAGTTGTAGTCTGCCAGATAAGAAAAATCATTAATAGGAATATCTCCAGGGGCAAACCTGGGTTGAGTTCTTTCCCCATAAACCTGTGGAGCCTTAACCGCCACTTCAATTTGTTTTTTTCTTCTATTAATTTTGCTATTATGATTAGCTATATCTGAAATAATTAAGTTTCTTTGATTTTTTACAATTGAAGATCCTTCGCCAAACTCCGCAATAAAGTTAACTAGGTCTGCTGATAAATCATACACATGTTTATTTCTTTGCTGCTTTAATACAGAAAGAAAGTGATCTTCATCGTAGTAAACTTGAAGGCCCCTACTGTCATCAATTAACTTAGGATCAAACATGTTGTCTGTAAATTTATTCAGAGATTTAATAGAAACCGCTTGACCCTTACCCCCTAGGTTGGGGTCATAATCGTATTTCCATTTATCTCCTAAAGGAACAATGCCTGAGATTGCTAAAAATACAGGGTCCAATCCTCCAGACTGAGAATCATAGTACAAGCCATCAGATGTTAAAACATACTGTCCTGCTGTAGAGATGGGGGGTCCGTAAGTTAAACGGAAAACCTCTTCTTGCTCCCTTCCCACTTCTGGATCTGAGGGGGACACTCTAGTAAAGTTAGTCTTATCTAAGAACGGGTTCAATTCCCTAGAGTTCAATAGCCTAGGCTCTAGCGAGGGGTCTAGTGCTCTGGCCTGGAGTACGCTATTAATCTCAGAAATCTTTGTAGTGCATTTTGACATAAACTCGGATGCTGACTCTAACCTAGCTTTATCCCCTGCGTAAACCGTGTTAAAGAGTGCCTCGGCTTCTGCTGGCGGTAAAGACGCTTTTTCTTCGGCAGAGTTTCCAGACTGAAAAGACTGAAGTTTATTGAACTTATCTAGACAATCGCTAATAGCGTCGATTTGATTTGTAATGTCAGTGTAGTTTTGATAAATTTGAGCGCCAAAAGATGCAGCATATTGAAACGCTCCCAGAAGACCTCCCAAATTGTTTTTTGTTTGATTATCATCATTTTCAATTCCCATCCAAGCAGTGTCCGATCCAAACTTAAGCAGCCCTGTCTCAGTATCGAATTCAATAATTCCAGTATTCAACATAAGCTTTTTGAAAACTTCTTTCGTTACTTCGTTTGCCTTAGCTTTTCCTTCTGTTATTTTTGATTGTATATCACTTAGTACGGAGCTAGGAAGTAGGTTTAAAGCATCAGAAGCCAAATTAAGCATACAGCTAGGCATACCATAAGCCATCCCCAAAGCTTGGAATGCACCCGTGCCTGTCTGCCCTTGAACCTTTAAAAATGTATCTAAATCAAATGTTGCCATGGTAGCCTCTTAGTATGTAGTTATTCCTTCAGTTCCGTAGTAATTTTCACTATCGCCAATATTAGGAATTGCAGGAGGTACGACTGGAGTAGGGACCGCTATGGGGACAGACGGACCTAGCGGGGCCGCACCTGCGGTAGCTGCAAATCCAGCGGTTCCTGTAATATTACCGTTAAAGGCTGCGTTAACCAAAGGAGCATTTACAACACCATTTAAGTTGATCGTAGGTGCATCCATATTAATTGCAGTATTCGCCTTCACATCAATGCTGTTTGCTTGTACCCCCACCTCACTTGCTTCAATCTCAACTCGGCCCTGAGTCTTTAATCTGATCGCCCCACCAGTTCCCTTCGTTTCAATCTGAATAATCTGGTTACTACCGTTAGTGTTAAGACACTCAATAAATACTCTTCCTTGATCGCCTTTTGTGAAAATATTAACATCTTTTTTATCGCTTTGGATGTTCACATTCCCAGCTAGGTTAGGCTGACCTTCGGGAGCTTTAGCTCCTGTAGAGTTGTTTAATAGCTGTAGCTCTCTACCATCTTTTACAACGATATCTGTCTGAGATTCTACATTAATATATTTCTGTGGCCCCACAGTTTCAACTTGAACGGCCCTGGAGGGGACACCTTGGTTTTTTGGATCATCTGTTAAAGTGATTTTTGCTCCGTTACCTGAATCTAAAATAATAGAATCAATTGCGGGGCTGTCGTTTAGTGTTAGTTTTTTGTTAACAGTAGACTTTAATTCGGTCTTCTTATTAATGTACTCTGGGTTGTACTCTTCAGATAGCGTAAGTCCCGCGCCATTTACACTTTTAAGACTGACCCTCATTGGAACTCCCCTAGCTTTGTAGTTTTCACTATCTACTCTT